TTTCAGACCAACTGCCGCTGCATTGTTGTATGATAAATTTTTAGAGAAAGCTACACCTTTGTTTGGAACTCAAGCTGGTACAACATGGGATATGAGTTGTGGTTATGGTGGTCGCTTATTAGGATCAATAGCTGCTGATGTAAATTATATTGGTACAGACCCATGCACCGAAACCTTTGAAGGTTTAAAACAAATTAAAGAAGATTGGAGTAACTCAAGTAGAACTATAGAACTTCACCAAATGGGTAGTGAAGAATTTAGACCAGATAGAAATAGTGTAGATTTTTGTTTTACTTCTCCTCCGTATTTTGATTGGGAACAATATTCAGAAGAAGATACTCAATCATATAAAAAGTTTCCTACAGTAGAAGATTGGATAGAAAATTTTTTAAGAAAGACTATGGAGAATTGTCATTACGGTTTGAAGCCAGGTGCTATTTTAGCTATGAATGTGGCTGATACCAAACGCATAAAGAATTTTGAAGATGAAACAGTGCGATTGGGTAAAGAGATTCAGTTTAAACATATTGATACGTGGAAACTCCAGTTGTCATCGCAAACAGGTGCACCTAAACATGAACCCATTTTTATATTTCAGAAATGAGTGATTATGAAATAACATGGGGTGGGGTAGCTCTTATAGAGTTTTTAGTAGCCGAACGTCACAACATAGGAAAAAAATTTAAGACGGCTTTAGATATTGGTTCTGGTGAAGGTACTCATACTGCTATATTACGAGATGCCGGCCTCAAGGTTTTTCAAGTAGACAAGTATTCAAAGGTGGCTGAGTATAAGGTTGATTTTGTAGAACATAAATTTAATAAAAAGTTTGATGTTGTCTTTTGTTCTCATGTCATAGAACACCAGAGAAATGTAGGTTTGTTTTTAGATAAAATTTATGATGTTCTTAGTGATGATGGTGTATTAATTATTATTGCTCCAAATCATCCGGCGGAAACTTTAATAGAAGGACACCTTAATAGTTTTATCTTTCCTTTATTTGTACAACAACTAATTCATGCAGGTTTTGATTGTAGAGCTGGAAAGTATTTAAGCTCAATAGAAAATTCTTTTATTGTATCTAAGGCAAAAGATTTTGAGTTAAGTGAACGTCAAGAAAATGGATATCAATGGACTCAAAAACATCGGTATAGAAGCCTTATAGGATTAAAAAATGGTGCTGTAAATGTATGGTTTCATAACTGTCAACATATTCGGGAAGACCTTAGTTTGTCCTTACCTAGACACTATTGGCCATATGGAATTGATATACGAATGCCTAGATGGGGCTATAATTTTAGAATTTAAAAAATGAAAGATTGGCAGAAAGGTATTGAGTTAGATAAACTTCTCAAGTTAGAAAAGACTTGGGAAGGTTATAACGAGCGTTGTTTGTCTCCGTTTTTGGAGATGAAAAAGAATAAGATTGCTGCGGCGATGGACATTAATCAGTATGAGTATGGAGATGAATGGGCAATACAAAGTAGAGTGCTTAAAGTAAAAACTAAAATCAATATGTATTCTGCATATAAAATACCTATCGCCACAGTAGAGAAAGGTGATAGAGTTGTTGACCGTATTGCTTTTAATCAACCAGAGGCCGTTGTACGAATATTAAAGTCTTATGATGAAGATACTTTTTTATATCTCAATGAAGAACATCCTACTGATAAATTTGTTGCCAGACAAGCTGGGTATAGAAAACTAGGTATCAAGATAAACACCTTTGGAGATATTCAAGGTGTCTACTTTAAAGATCAACCATCATTTCTTGGCGACATGAGAGAATTCAAAGAGCAGAATATGATGTTGCCTGAAGAAAAGTTAGTATTGAGAAAAACAAGTATACCTGATGTCTCTAATGTATGTGATGTACTTGCTGAACGATTGAATATAATGGACTATGAGTTTACAAATCATTATTCAAATTATAATAAAGGCAACTCATGGAGTGCAATATCTCTCCGTGGGTACACACCTGATTGGTCTTTCATTACGAAGCCAGAAGAAATGAGTAAGAAGTGGAAAGCAGAAAACAAAGATGTAGAGTTTAAATTACAAGACACAGAACTCCGTAAGATGTTTCCAGAGGTAGAAGATTTGTTGAGATGGTTACCAGGCAAGCCACATAGAATTCGTTTTATGAAATTGTCACCTGGTGGTGGTGAGTTACAACGACACACCGATCAAGTAGATCCAGATGCAGGAGTGAATGATTATAAGTTAATGCGATTCCATTTTCCTATCGTGACTAATGAGAAAGTAACATTCAGTCAGTGGGATTATGAAGCTCAAAGAGTTTCATGTCATATGAAAATAGGTGAGTGTTGGTATCTTGATGTCAGAAAACCACATCAAGCAATCAATGCCGGTGATGATATGAGAACTCATCTAGTGATAGATGTTGAGGCTAATGATGAGGTGAGATCATTGATATGGGAATGATAACACCAGTTTTAGGTCCAACTGAACCGTGGTTAAGTCCAACTGACAATGTTTATTACAAACGTGATGATTTATATTGTCCGTGGGGAGATGTAAATGGTGGTAAAGTACGACAGGCTGAGGCTTTGTTTGAACGATATAAAGATGACTGGCCCGGTGTCATTGCATCTGTATCTGTTCATTCTCCTACAGGTCCAGTTATCAGTCGAGTGGCAAAAGAATACGGAAAGAAATGTATTATTGCTATCGGTGGAACTAAACCTGAACTATTAGATAAACTTCCAATGATGAAGTTGACTAAACATTTTGGAGCTGAAGTAAGAATAGTTGCAGGTCATGGAATGAAAACTGCCATTAACGCTAGAGTGAATGAGATTTGTAAAGAGAATGGTTATCATAATATAGATTATAGTAAACACATTTATCAAGATGCAGATTTGATGTTTGATACTAATGGAGAACAAGCATGGAATATTCCAGATGAATTAGATGTATTAGTGATGTCACTTGGTGTAGGTATTCAGTTTGCTTGTGTATTGAAAGGACTGAAAGAACACAATAAGAAAGTAAAAAGAATTATTGGTGTACAAGTTGGACCTGATAGACGAAAATTGATAGATGGTTATTTGAATCAAAATCCATTGATGGAACCAAGATTTGATTTGGAGTATGAATTGTATCAACATAATTCAGCGTATTCTAAAACAGTTACGCAGAAGATAGGTGGATTTTATCTTGATGATATCTACGAAGCGAAGGCATATCAGTGGATGTTAGAGAACATAAATATGAAACAGAAGATATTATTTTGGTGTGTTGGAAGGAGATTACTACATGATGAAGTGGAATCAATTTGTAAACGGTGATTGTTTTGATGTGATGAAAGACATTGACTACGGTTCTGTAGACCTAGTCTTTACTAGTCCTCCAGATATTTCCCAAACAGATTTTGGAAATAACATAGACGCATACAAAACATTTCAGCAAAGAGCTTGCAAATCATTTTCTCGCATGGCAAAAGATGATGGGTTTGTTTTGATAGCACAGACAGACCGAAAAATAAATGGTGAGATATTACCAAACCATATCACTTACTACAATGCGATGGTAGAGTATGGTTGGAAACTCAAAGACTACAAGATAGTAGTCAGAAATCATCCTGTAGAAAAACGTGATATGTATACGTTCAACTATCAACATTGTTTGATATTCACTAGAACAGGTACTATCAAACGTGCAGGTGATTTTTTAAAAGGTATTATGGTCTATGATACACAGAAAATGAAGGGGTTTAGTGGACCGTTGCAGCTGCATATGTGGAATGAAAACTTTATTGAGTTGATGCTTGAGTATCTATCTAAAGAGAATGACAAGGTGATAGATCCTTTTGCAGGTTCAGGTGTGGTTCCATATGTGGCAAAGAGAATGAATCGACAATATCTTGGTTGTGAAATTAACAAAGAAGTTTATGATGCATCTATTATGAACACGGCTATTGTATGAATGATAAAACAATATTTTTAACTGAAGAAGAATTAGAAGATTTGGGTTGGGATGAAAAGACTCTATTAGAATTAGAACAAACTTCAGTAGGTTGGATTATTAAACAAAGCAAAGTCGCCGCATCAAAATTTTTAGGATTTAGAGATGACAAGGACATGGACCAAGCGTGAAGATTACGAACCAGAAATAACAGTTGTTACAGTTTTATTTGATGGTAGAAATACTAGTGTTCCTCATACAGTAGGAGTTTATACGCCAGAGTGGGTGGATAAACTCTATCGTGGTATTCAAAGAAATTATAGTGGTAAATTTAATTTTATTTGTTTAACCGATCAGAATTATAAATTTGAAGAACCTGTTAAAAACGTCCGACTATCAATGTCAGTTGACCAATATGGTTGGTTAAGCTTAGTAGATATGTATAGACCAGATTTATGTGACGGTTATAGATTTACAATTGGTTTAGATACTATTATAACAGGACGTTTAGATGACATATTGGAGTATAGACCTAGGGTGGCCTTATGTCAAGATCCTTTTTATCCTGATCTAGTATGTAATGCAGTTACTATAGTTAGTCCAGAATTTTGTGAAGAATATTGGAAATTATGGCAGTGGAAACACAAAGCATGGATAGATGAATGTCAAATAAGTTTTAAGAAAGAGTCTACAGGAGGAGAGGTAAAAGCTCCATCCGAAATGGAGGTGTTAAGAATGTATTATAATGATGTGAGTAGATTAGATACAATATTTCCTTGGCGCATATTAAGTTATAAGAGAGATATACAGAGAGGGACGGTTTCTCCTGAAGATGCCAGTATAGTTTATTTTCACGGAAGACCTAAACCTCATCAAATTGCAAACGAGAGTTGGGTTCGGAGACATTGGGTATGAATAATATACATCCCACCTCAGTAATAGATGATTGTGTAGAGATGGGAGATAACAATTATATTGGACCATTTTGTTACCTTACTGGTGGTCTGACTATAGGAGATCATAATTGGTTTGAGTCACATTGTTCTGTAGGTACTCGACCAGAACATCAAGATTTTTGGCACAGTGATGGTAAAACACAGATTGGTAATAATAATATGTTTAGAGAACATATGACTATTCATTCAGGCACCGATGGCTTGACAATCATTGGTAATAACTGTATAATGTTAAGAGGGTCGCACGTTGCACATGATTGTGAGATAGAGGATGGTGTGACATTAAGTGTTAATGCTATTATGTTAGGTCATGTTCATGTAATGAAACATAGTAATTGTGGAACTGGTTGTCAAATACACCAATATCAAGTAGTAGGATCGTATTCAATGATAGGTATGGGATGTGTAGTGCCTAAGAAAACAAGACTTGAACCTGGACAAACATGGGTGGGTAATCCTGCACGAAGATTGAAAACTAATATGTATGCATTAGATAAACATGATGTTGATGATTATAAGTTAGTGGAAGAAACTGTGCGATATGCACAACTACTGAAAGAACATGGCCTTTGATCCAGTTTTGATGATTATGCAACCTCGTCGGATACCTGAGGCTATTAATTCACTTAACGAGAATGTAGATATTTCTAAAGTATGGTTTCGTGCTTATACTGAGCCACAAGTTTTAGCTCAGATGAATAAGTTTATTAAAGAAACAAATTATAGTCATTATATTGTGATGGGAGATGATGGCGTAGTTAGTAAGAAAGCAGCTAATACTATTTTAAAGTATGGTGAAATGAAAGAGTATGATGTTTTCACAGGTTGGATGAATATGCATTTGGAGAAGGATGGTAGTTATAGTAGAGAGAGTACAGTAAATGTTAACCAACTTAAATACTGGACACAAACCGAAGGACCAGAAAGAGAAGATTATCCGCCGTGGGTACCTGTAGAGGAGGTACAAAATCATACAGGGATTATACAAATTAGTATGGCAAACTTTGCTATGACTATAGCTGAGAGAGATATATTTTTAAAGTTTCCTTTACAGACTCATATAAATGGTAGAGCTTCAGATCATCATTGGTCTTATCGCTTACAACAAGCAGGAGTGACAGTGCATACACATACAGATGCTTTTATAAAACATTTGCGAAGGGGATGGACTCCATGGAGACATAATTGGTTAGTGGGTAATGTTAACCCAGAAATTATATATGAAACAAAGTGGAGAAAGAGAGAAACTTATGTATGAGTTGAAAGATTATATGAATGCTATCAATTATAAGAAAGAAGATTTGATGGCAGGTGAAGATGAATTTTGGGAGAAGAAGTATCCATCTTATATTGTTAATAAGGTGTTATCTGCTTTTCCTGATTGTGTGTTATATGTTAATGAGATGAATAGACTCCACCACCTGGATAAGCGTCTACAATTTCAATTTTTTCTAAATAGTATCAGACCGAAAAAGAGATTTGCTAAGTGGATGCGGTCTAGTAAGATAAAAAATCTTGAGTATGTTAAAGAATATTATGGCTATAGTAATGAGAAGGCTAAACAAGCTCTTGACATACTAGATGATGAACAAATTGAACATATAAAAAGAATAATAAGTCGAGGTGGTAAACATGGAAGAGTTGGAATGGACTCCAGAACTGATGCTCGAGGTAAAACTAAACGAGAGTGATGACTTTCTAAAAGTGCGTGAAACACTTTCTCGTATAGGTGTAGCCTCCAGAAAGGAGAGGAAATTATACCAATCGTGCCACATTCTTCATAAACAAGGTAGATATTTTATTGTACATTTTAAAGAGTTGTTTGCATTAGATGGCAAGCCAGCTAATATATCTATGAATGATATTGAACGGAGAAACACGATTGCAAAGTTGTTAGAAGATTGGGAATTAGTAACATTAATTAGTAACAGTGAACCTAAAGCTCCTTTATCACAGATAAAAGTTTTATCTTATCGTGAAAAGGATGATTGGATTTTAGAAACAAAATATAATATTGGTAAGAAACGTATTGAGTAGGAGAATAAAGTGAATTTGAAATTATTGAGATTGAAGTCTGGTGAAGATATTGTTGTTGAGTTGTTAGATGGGAAAGATAGTCAACAGCATATGGTTGTAAAAAATCCTGCCATGCTAATGCCTATGTCAGATGGTAGAGGCAATCAAGTACAGATGGGATTGGCACCTTGGATGCCATTCAGTGCTAGTAAAGAGTATGAGATTCCTAAAGATTGGATCATTGTCGTAACAGAACCCCTAAAAGAAATCGCTAATAATTATAATCAGATATTCGGTTCAGGTATCGTGGTACCTGATATGAAAGTAGACACAAAGACTTTACTTAACGAATAAACTGTGTTATAATTATAGTATGAGTAATTTCTATATTAATGTCATTCAGCGTGGCAGTCAACTTCTGGTTCGTGAGATAGAAAACGGTAAGCGAGTTAATCGTAAGATTAAATGGAAGCCTACGTTTTTTGTTCCTACTGATAAAGATACAAAGTGGAGAACTTTATCGGGAGATAAAGTAGCTCCTCTTCAGCTCACAGATATTCATAAAGGAAAAGAATTCCTTGAACAATATAAAGAACAGACCCATTTAATTTCTGGGTTTGAACGCTATCCGTATGTCTACCTTGCTGATAAGTATCCCGGCATTGTTGATTGGGACATTAATAAAATTTTAATTCTTTCATTAGATATTGAAGTGGCGTGTGAGAATGGCTTTCCAGAAATAAAAGCTGCCGATGAACCTTTGTTGTGTATCACAGTAAAGAATCAATCTAATAAGGCCATAAGAGTTTGGGGTACGGGTGAGTATAAAACTGATAGAACAGATGTTACTTATGTACATTGTGAAAATGAAATAGATTTAATAAAACGATTTATTGAATTTTGGTCTGAGATTCAACCTGATGTTGTTACAGGTTGGAACGTACAGTTTTTTGATATGCCATATCTTTGTAATCGTATTACTAAGTTGTTGGGTGAAGAGGCTTTAGAAAAACTTTCTTGTTGGAAAATAGTCAAAGAAGAATCGACTAGGTTGATGGGTAGAGAACAACAAAAGTATAATATTTTTGGTCTTTCTATCCTTGACTATCTAGACCTCTATAGAAAGTTTACATACACCAACCAAGAGTCATATAGGTTAGACTATATTGCTGAGGTGGAGTTGGGTGTAGGTAAGTCAGAAAATCCACATGAAACATTCCGAGATTGGTATACAAATGATTATCAATCGTTTGTTGATTATAATATAAATGATGTAGAATTGGTTGATGCCCTAGAAGATAAGATGAAGCTGATTGAGTTGGCTTTGACCATGGCATATGAAGCTAAGACTAATTATAATGATGTGTATTCTCAAGTTCGTATGTGGGATGTAACTATCTATAATTTTCTCAAAGAAAAACATATTGTAGTTCCCATGAGAACATCTGTTGATGGAGGTGAAAAGTATGAAGGTGCATATGTAAAAGATCCTCAGACGGGCTTACACAATTGGGTGATGTCGTTTGACTTAAACAGTTTGTATCCACATCTGATTATGCAGTATAATATTTCACCAGAAACAATGGCTATAGAAGCTAATGGTGAGGTGACTGTAGATAAGATGTTAGAGAAGTCGGTTGAAATTGCAGATGATGGTCATACGGTAACACCAAATGGTGCACGATTTCGGAAAGACTTTCAAGGCTTTCTTCCACAGCTGATGGAAAAATTATATGAAGATAGAGTGAAGTTTAAGAAGTGGTCTTTAGATGCCAAACAGAGATATGAAAATAATAGAGAGAAGAAATATCTGAATGAAATTTCCAAGTATAATAATATACAGATGGCTCGTAAGATTGCATTGAATAGTGCTTATGGTGCAATTGGCAACCAGTACTTTAGATATTATGATAGACGCATGGCTACTGCGGTCACAACATCAGGTCAATTGAGTATTAGATGGATAGAAAATAAAGTTAATGCATATCTAAACAAGATTCTAGAGACTGATGATAAAGATTATGTGATAGCATCTGATACAGATTCTATCTATGTAACATTTGATGAATTAGTTTCTAAAATAAACCCAAAGAATCCAATAGACTTTTTAGATAAGGTAGCTACGGAGAAGTTAGAACCATTTATAGAGAAGTGTTATGAGGAGTTGGCTGAGTATGTAAATGCATATCAACAGAAGATGGAGATGGCGAGAGAAGTCATTGCAGACAAAGGTATATGGACAGCCAAGAAACGATACATTCTAAACGTACATGATAGTGAGGGTGTACGTTATGCAGAACCTCAGTTGAAAGTAATGGGTATTGAGGCAGTTAAGTCATCAACACCAGCACCATGTAGAGAAATGATTAAGTCTGCCTTAAAGGTTATCATTAATGAAGATGAGAAAACATTAAACACTTTTATACAATCGTTTCGTGATAACTTTATGAAGTTTCCTCCAGAAAGTATTGCATATCCTAGATCGTGTAATAATTTAAAAAAGTATGCAGATAGATCCTCTATCTTCCAGAAAGGCACTCCCATGCACGTTAAAGGTGCATTGGTATATAATTTTATACTGAAGAAGAAAGGTTTAGAAAATAAGTATCCTCTTATACAGGAAGGTGATAAGATAAAATTTATTGAAGTAAGAACACCTAACATATATCAGACAAATGTAATATCTTTTATGACAAGACTTCCGAAAGAATTTGACTTGCATAATATGATAGACTATGATATAATGTTTGATAAGAGTTTTGTTGACCCTTTGACATTTATAGTAGACCAAATAGGATGGCAAGTTGATAGAAGCTATGGGACCCAAAC